CTTTCTCTCCATGGATTCCAAACGGGATACATGGCCAGCCTGACCCTCAATAGGAATATTGAGGTTTGGCTCTAAATCATACAAATTCATACCTAAGATATGATACCATTTAACCATAATGGGTATATATCGCAGTATTAGGTCTACAGACTCCTTGTCGGGGTCTGGTTTATCGATATAAATTCTTCGATAATTCGGGAACTTATCACCGTTGTAATAATGATGGTGATTGAGTAACCTGTTGTAACCCATTACATACGACATTGACGTATCTGGAAAATCCTGCAAATACTGGAAGATCCTCTCAACAAGAGGTTTTCCTTGAGGGTTGAAATTGAGTCCTCCAAAAATTTCTGGAATATACTCAATTCTTTCAACAACTCTCCGCTGTCTTTTCCGGAGTATGAACTTTGCTTTTGGACCAATATTTTTCACAAAATCCAAGAATGAATCATCAGACGGTAATCTCCACTTTGGAGATTTGTAACTACCCGTCGAACTGATTATCTGGCCTGCAAATTCACATAGGGTGTTTGAAGTTAAACACTTTTCTTCAGAGATTGGACATCCAACCTCGTCTAGGAAAGCCCTATAGCGCAGAGCCAAAGCATCTTTCAGGATCACAACGTCGTCACCTAGAACAAAGAAATCTTGTCCATGGTGGTAGTTGTTCAACGCATAGAGTATTATACCATGGGTTAGTGCGAATGAAGCAAAAGATGGATATAAACCTAAGGGTTGCCCCTTAGTCCATCTAATAAAACCTTGCTTATATCGCCATGGTGCTCTTGACAAACTTTCAAACAAACGGACGTACTTTTGTCCGGGAACGGTAATCTGTTCCAAAAGTGCTATCTGCAAGGATAACGGGAAATAATCCGTGGCACCGCGCAAATCAATACTATGCACTGTTTGATGGTTATACAAAGCCGTTTGAAGGGCTTCAAAACCTTTCGTTTGGTTATGAGTACAATCCCAAGGTAAACCTCGCAGGATATCAAAAAGGAAATCACCAAGTGGTGTTAAGGCTTGCTGGTAAACTCTACCAGGATTTGCCACAGCACGCAACTTGTAACCAGGTTCCTGGATGAAACCGATTCTCCCAACTGAGTTGGGGTAGTCAGCGACATCACAGTCACGGTGGTCTTCGAGGATTAATCCTTCCTCGACACAATCAAAGATATCCTTAAAGGTAGCGCGGAAATCCCAACCAATTCTAGTCCCTCGTGTGAAAGATAAACCACACTCAAGACTAGCCTCCCCTTCAAAGAAGTTTTTCCCATTAGCATGGGGTTCTCTCCTAACATCAGAGATAGCCCTTAACACTAATGGTCGGGGATCTGGAAGGTACCTGCGTTTGATACCTAATTTGTCGACTGCTATTTGGAACTTTTTACTGTACCGGGATATACCAAAATCAACAACTGGTGCTCTGACTCCATCCAGGAATTTCTTTTCCTGTTTTTCTGTCATCACTGGTGAAACATACGTTGTATAATAATTGAGCAAACGAAGGATGTTTTTGAACACATTCTTCCTACTCATCATTAAAGTATTGAGACCTTTAAAGGGTCCCGAAAACGTATTAGTTGTTTTATTCCGGCGCACCCAAGGTGCAACCATATCGAGTCCTGCACAACTCCGTATAAAGTCTGTTCTAATAGACTTTAAACGCGTGCAGGTCCACTCAGGTCCACACTCACGATGCCAACGATCGATTGTTGACATAATAGGTGTTGTTACCTCTTTTGGTAAACCAAGGAGTGAAATGTACTGAGATCTCATTTTAAGATTTGTAAAAAGGGTACCCATGATAAAATTGGTGCTCCAGCTTATATGAGATTCGACAAGAATACATAAGGTGTAAAGTGATCCCGTCCTACTTAGAGTAATAAAGAATATCGCCTGATTACTATATCAAACCATGTGTTTTCAGTTCGTGAGAACTGATCGCGCGACCATCTGAAGTGAACCACTCTTGCTTGTTTTCATCAAAATGAAAGTCGGGGATTTCTACCCGCTTCATCGGTATAACACCGACAAGTGTTTTTCTCAGTGAGAGAGCATCGGCATCTAATACTCCATTAGTAGTAGAGCAGACGCTTTCGTGTTCACCAAGAATTTCTTCTACACTATGTTTCAGTCTCTCCTTACTTTTCGAGTTAGGAAGATTGTCAATGTATTGTAGCAGTTCGTGGTACGACCTCAAATTTTTGGCTTGTTGCCAAAGAAGGTCTAGGTTTTCTTTCGTAATCGGCATTGATATGTTACTCCGTATGTGGTGG